GTCATGGCCCGGAAGCCATACGACGGGGCGACCGTGGATAGCGTACTGGAGAACGGGACGGGCGCGTTGAACATCGACGCGTGTCGTATTGAGAACGATATTGACGAGGTTACGACGACCACCCGGACAAGTGAGCGCAACCAAAACGACTACGGCGAGGCGGAACAGTCAGATCGNNAGCGNCCGGAACGACAACCGAAGGCCGCTACCCCGCGAACGTCGTGTTTGACGAGACGGCCGCCGACGCGCTGGACCGCGAGGTGGGGGAGACAAGCGATAGTACCGGATCGGCGGGGTATGGATTTACCGGCGACGAAATTTATGGAGAGTATGGCGAAAGTGAAGCGGAAGGGTATGACGACTCCGGCGGCCCCTCCCGCTACTTCTACACAAGCAAAGCCTCGCGCTCGGAGCGCACCGAGAACGGCGCTATCCAGAACGACCACCCGACCGTGAAGCCGCGCGATCTCATGGAGTGGTTGATCCGCCTCGTCACCCGCGAGGGGCAAGTCGTACTGGACCCGTTCGCCGGGAGCGGGACGACGTGTAAGGCGGCGAAGGCACTCGGGCGGGAGTTCGTCGGCATTGAGCGACAAGCGAAGTGGGCGGACGTGGCGCGCGTGCGGTGTGGGTTGACGCCCGACGATCCGAGTGTGGTCCGGGGCGACGACCAACAGCGTGGCCTTGAGGCGTTCGACCCGTAGCCTTACGGTCTCGGGCGTCTAACCCGTGGGTATGAGACTCCGCCCTCGCATGAGGTACTAAGCACATGAGCGACCTTGAGCCAAAAGAGCCGGACGACTACTGTAACGCCCGAAAAACCGACGGGTCGGGCTACTGCCAACACGAAGCCGGCTGGGGGACCGACCACCCCGGACACGGGCGGTGTCGCTTCCACGGTGGCAACACGGAGTCACAAGAAAAAAACATCATCAAGAAACTCGAAGCCGCCGCCGACGACGCGGCTGTAGCCTACAAACTCCGACTCAAGCACGTTCGGGAATTGGTTGAAGCCGGGAGGGGTGACGAAATTGACTGGGGAGAGTTCGACCGCCTTGGCCGAACGGTGTTTGACCGCGCACCGAACACGCCGAACAAGACGGAAACCCACCAGTTGACCGGCGAGGACGGCGACGCGATCGAAGTCACGTCCGAAGTCGTCACCGTCACCGAATCTACCGACGAATGAGCGCCAAACGCTTCAACTTCACGTGGCACCTAAGCGAGAAACAGCGCGAACTCTTTGAGTCCACCGCCCGGTTCCGGACGGGCATGATGGGCCGGCGCTTCGGCAAGAACGAGGTAAGCACGGCCATCGAAGTCGACTACGCCACCCAACCCGAGAACTACACGTTCGGCACCGACGACCGGAGTGAAGTCGTCGCGTGGCACGTTGCGCCGACATACCGACAGGCGTACCTCTACGGCTACAAGAAGGCCAAAGAGAAGATCCCCGACGCGCTGCTTGATGAGGACAACACACGCGGGTCGGAGTGGGGACCGTCCAAAATCACGTTCACCTTCGGCGCGGAGATTGAGTTTCTGTCCTACGGCAATCGCTCGGGGCTACAGGGCGGGGGCGTTGATTTGATCGTCGGCGACGAATGGGCGTATAGCCCCTCGGAAGTGTGGGATGAGGACCTTCGGCCGATGCTCATGGACTCCGGCGGGGGCGCGGTGCTAATCAGTAAGCCCCTCGGCGAGAACCACTTTTACGATTCGTACAAGCGCGGGGCACCACCGGACGCGCCGTATAGCGACGGCGAACCACCGGCCGCGGACTGGGAGAGTTTCCACGCGACGGCCTACGACACGCCGTTTATCCCCGATTCGGAGGTGGACGCCGCCAAAGAGACGACGCCGGAAAGCGTCTTTCGCCAAGAGTACCTTGCCGATCCGCAGTCCGGCGGGACGTTGCTCACGCTGGATATGCTTGAGTACGAGGACGCCGCCGTGTTGGAAGAGCGCGAACCCCAGCAATGGAACTGGCACGTGAGCGTTGACCTCGGCGTCGAGATGAACGCGGCGAAGGCACGGGAGAACGACACCGACTTTTGGGCGTTGTGTGTCGTCGTAGAGCACCCACGCCACGCACAGGCGTACCTCGCGGACGTGCAACGCCGCCGGGGGCAAGCGCCGTCACAAGCCGCCCAATGGATTAAGGACTGCATCGGGTGGGTGCCGTCGAATCAAGTGAAGTACGAAAAGGTACAAGCACAGGCGTGGTTTGAGACACACCTCCAAGACGAACAGTTGCGGCCGATCCCCCACACGCCGGACGCGAGCAAGGAGGACCGCATCATCGGCCTCTCCGTGCCGTTTTCCAACGGGCAGGTGAAACTCTTGGATTGGTCGGACGTGCCGGGCAAGAGCGTGGATTGGTCGGACTTCCGCACGGAATGGGCGGGGTTCCCCGGCGGGAAGGTGGACCAACTCGACGCCGTGGCACAGGCGTTAGACGACGTGAACTTCGGCACAAACGCTTTCGGGGAGGGGCTGGATATGTACGGCAGGGATATAGAATGAGTGAGTGCGACTGTTACCGGTGTACGGAACCCGTGTACGGATACGACAAGCACGGCCGATACATCAAAAACAACCTATGTACGAAGGCGTGCGGGGAGTGCGGCCGCACGACAACCGAGTACGTGGACCTTGGGACACGCGGGTACATGGATTGTTGGTGGTGCAATGACCGCGCGGCCGACCCGCAAGAGGTGCCACCGTGAGCGACGCCGCCGACGCCGGATCGTGGCTTTCGGACGCCGTAAGCGACGGTGCCGAAGCCGCCAAGCGTGTCACACGGTCCTTCCTCGGCGTCGAACGCGAAGCGCACGTGTGCCCGGCGTGTAACGTCGCGTGCGAGGAGAGCCGCACCTATGACGTGTCACGGGCCGCGTTTGACGGCGGGGAGTCGCCGAGTTGGGAGTGCCCGGAGTGTCTGACCCACTACGTCCGTGAGGCGTCAGACGAGAGTCACACGATGGACTTGTACGGGCGTGGCCCGCCGGAGTAGGTGTATGTAGTAGACAATGGAAACACTTATGTAGTAACCCCTACTATGTGTATATGTGATGGAAGCAAAAGACGACATCTGCGAAGAAGGCAAAGAGGCAATGGCCGCAATGGACGCATTTGAGGCTGAGGTCACCGGCCACGTTGACGACGAATCCGAAGAAGTCGACCCCGAAACGCACGACGTTGTGGACGTTAACATTGACGGCGAGACTCACACGGGCGTCGTGGAAATGGTTGAGGATTACGGCGTTCAGGTTGCACTCCGTCGCAACGCTGTTGAGGGCGAAGTTGACACGGGCGACGTGTGGGCGTCGGGCAACAAGGCAATGGCCACGCTCGACAACATTTCAAACGTCCGCACCGTCAAAACCGACGACCTCCACCCGATGAACTTTCACGTTGACACGCACGTTGACCGCATCTAATCCCATGACTGAAACACCAAAAGATTTCAAACGACACAACGGCAGTGTGGGGCCGTGTGACTGTAGTTCACGCAGCTACGCCGTGTGGACAAGCGTCCGGCAAAAGCGGAAATGCCCGGAGTGTGGGCGAATGTGGTCGCAATGGCGGCAAGGGAGGAAAAATGACTGAATACACAAGCATCCGCGTGACGCAAACGGCGAAAGAAGCGGCCGAAGACTCAAAGCGCGAGAGTGAGACGTGGAACGAGTACCTTCAGCGGTGTACGGACAACCCGCCTGAGGTGCGAGAGTTCGTTGCCGCCGCCGAAGTCGCCCAACACCTTGGCCCAAAAATATCCGAAGCAATCTGGGAAAGCCTCGATGCCGATGGGTTAGCACAACAGACCGCGGCTTATGTTGACCGGGCCGACGTGTCTCTTGAGGCGTCGGAGCGCCGCGCTCTCGCTCAGGAAGTTGCGGAGGTATTACAGCGATGAGTAGCGAACCGAAGATCCAACACACCGACGCGCTATCGTTGTGTGCGGACCTCAAAACCCTTCAAGCGTCCATCGGGAGCTTGCAACACGAGTTAGTGCTACACTACTGTGCAACGGGCGTGCCACCGAGCAAGACACGCGGGAAGGTGGACGCACTCACCCGGCAGATGGATCGGGTTGAAGAGCAGCTTGACGTGATTCGCGCCGAGTTGGACTCCGTCGAAGCAAAGCGGGCCGACCAATGACCCGCTGGTGGCGCACCACGGTCCGCTACTGGTGTCGGACGCGCGACGGCGAGGCCTACGTCCGGCAGCAACGCCACCGCCTCATGCCGTGGCGTGGGCGGCGTGTGACCGTGGAGTTTGACGGCGTTGAGGTGACGGNCGAATGACCGACGGCGAACATTGCCCAAAGTGTGGGAGTGTGGCCACGGAAAAGGGAATGTCTATCACGGGAGAAAGTGCGGACGTGTCGATTTCGTGGTGGTCGTGTCTCTCTTGCGGGTGGGACAACCGATGAACCCCGCGGCGTTCATGCCGAGAGACGATCGGGGGCGATTCACCGAAACGCACGACGACGGCACGCCGTGTTGTGGCGCGGAGTTCAGTAGCAGTTTGATGCCGTCCGGCTCCTACAAACAGTCGTGTCCGGAGTGCGGTAACTGGGCGCTTGTCGGATAGCCCCGTCCCTTTTTGCCGCGTGCCACCGTAGCCCCGCCCATGAGCCTGTTTGACGACGCGCGGGCGGCCCGCCGCACGTCCGACCCCGACACGACCGACGACGCCCCGGAGCCACCGACCACGGGCGGCACGACCGGCAGCGTGCAAGCAGCGCGCGGCGACCGTCATGGTGGACGGCGAACCCATCGACCTCGCACGACCCGAGACAAAGCAACCCGACGCCGATACCGGGACGTGGCTATCAGGGGGCGACCGCTACGGCCTGCCGCGTGGCGTGGGCGCACTTGAGAACCGGCAAATCGTTCAGACGAGTGCCATGCAGTCAATCGTCAACGGGATCGCGGACCAACTCCTCGGGGGCGAACTCACGTTCATCGACAACGAGGACGCGATGGACGAACTGTCTGACGCCGAACAGCGCGCGGCGGGCGACCTCAAGGAGTTGATGCGCGACGTACTCACCGGGCCGCATATGCAGGACGAGGACTTAGACGACCTCGTGACGGCGGCCGTGGAGGATATGCTTGGGGTGGGAAACGCCTACTGGCAGCTGCTCGCGCCCGAAAGCGCGGACCTTCCCGTGGCGGCGCTCACCACGCTTGACCCGCTCACCATTCGGCACAACTACGACGCGCACGGCTTCCCGA